CTGATCACTCGTTGTTGAAGAGAGCAGGGGAGCTGGCGGCCCTTGGTTGACGAACCCCTCCAGTCCTGAGGACAGGCGCTTCTTGGCGCTCCCCGCGGTCCTGGAGGCTTCACTCAGACGGGGAGAGTCTGCGGCGGCCAGGCCGGACGTGAAGAACCACCACCCATCGGTAAAGCAGAGCCATGGGGCAGGTAAGGCTGAGATGTCTTGCCTGTATTAGCAGCGAGGGAGCCGCGCACGGGCGTGTCAGTCATCTCCTGGACCTGTCTTATCCCTCCCTGGGGTGGACAACCAAGCTGCGGTTGGTCGGGAAACGCGGATGGTAAGCCGAAGCGGGTAAACTCCCTAGGAGGACGCTGAGCCGGGGGCATGATGTCTGGTCCCATCATGGTCTTTGGGGTAGGGCTAGTATTTGAGTGAGGCTTCCAGGGTAGCCAGAGGGAGAAGAGAGTTGTGCGTGTGCTGGACCGATCGTCGGGCAGGTGTCGCACGTGGTATCGTTAAACCGAAGCGCGCCAGTCTTACCCAAAATGAATACAATTAACATTGACGGTGAGCGGACCAGGGAGGTGGATGGTGGAAAAACAGGAGTGCAGGCCGCGGTTGAGGCGCGGCAGGGGGACGGCGTGGGCCTGGCCAGTGGCGCGGCAGGCCAGGTAAACCCGCAGCCATCAGCCCGTTCTGTAGGGGTGGAGTTGGCGACGGAGAAGGCAGTAGAGGAGAAGGTGGAGATGGAGGTGAGGCCTGGTGTAGCAGATTATGCATTAGAGGCAATGGGGGAGGGCCTTCGCAAGATGATCGTTCGGTCGACCAGCCATCTGGACGACGACGTCATGGAGGACCTTGTGGGAGCGGCTGGTTTACAGCTCGGGGCGTACCGTTGCCGCAACGGCGGCGAGTATCGGGGTCCCCCGCTTGCGATGGACCCCGGCGTCGAGGCGGACGCTGTCGCATTCGACGCGATCCTCGAGAAGGACTCGGTCGCTCCTCGGAGCCTGGGCATCCACCCAGGGATGCGGCCAGATGCGAAGGCGGCCGCTGTGGCGAAGAGGCGGACAAAGCTGCACCTTGCGGCGACCCATCTGACGGCGCGGTCGATGGGGGAGGGGATGCACACAGGCCTGTCGGGGCAGGGGCTGAACATCTTGCGGCTGCTGGAGGGGTCGTCCTCAGTGTACAACGACGGCGAGACGCTGTTGAAGTTGCGGTCGGAACGCTACATCGATGGCATCATGGCGGAGCAGGTGGTGCAGAACTACTCGACAGTGGGCGGGTGGCGGACGTACAACCGGTTCCCATTCGAGTGTCAGATGGCGCAGGGCCCTTGGGCCGGGACCCAGGAGAAGTCGGCGCTTTTCTACTGGGCGCGGTCGCTGGTGATGGGGTCACCGATCGGAGCCGTGCCTGTAGCGTACGTCGGCGAGGCTCAGGACGACTCACTGATTGTGGAGGGGAACAGCGAGATACCTGCCATCAAGTTGTCTGCCCCGACGGAGACGCTGCAGACGCCGCTGGTGGAGGCGCTGATGCGCGAGGTGGAGGAGGGAGGGGAGGAGGAGGATGCGGACGGCAACCCCATCGTCCCGGAGCGTCGGTACACCCAGACGGAGGCGATCCGGGCACGCACCCAGGCTGTGGACATCCTGCGGGGGGAGAGGACGGAGGCCATCGCGGACACGATTTTCTACCGGATGGAGAATGGAGCGTTCCGCTTGCAGGCGGGGGGGCTGACGGCATACGTGGAGACGGTCTCGAAGGAGCACGGCGACGGGGTGGCACTTGTCGACCTGACGACGTCGATCCTGTGGAAGATCAAGAGCGTGTCCTTCACGTGCTCCAACGGCCAGGTGACTTGCCCCGAGCTGTCGGTCTTCTCGGGGGCGCGGCAGGCGCAGTTGCGCCAGGGCTTCAACGATGGCTTGGTCCCGGGGATGCTCGTGATGGCAGCCGAGTTTGCGGCACGCATGAACGCCCTGGCACTGGCCGGGCCGGCGAACTCGACGATCATACCGTCAGTCCCGGCGACGGCGAGCTCGGTGTGGCGGCACTGGTGCCACCAGGTGCGCGGCACGGGCGCGGAGGTGGCGGCGATGACAGCGTTCGGCTCGATGCTACTGGTGCGACCGGACCCTGCCCAGTTCAGGACGGACGCGGACGAGAGCGACGTTCAGTGGGTTGGAAAGGTGCTCCCGGGGCTGTCTCGAACGGGGCAGGAGATTCTCGCGCTACTGAAGTCACGCCAGGGGTTCAACGCCTTCGGCATGCACTCGGCGCGGTCGGAGTTCCTGCTCGGGACCCTCAACCCGATGGTCTTGTACTTCGTCGAGAACAACGCCGTGGTCCGCCACCCGGAGGCACAGCTGCACTACGAACGCAACTCTGCGGATGGGATCTTACTCGCCTTGCGGAAAATCGCCGTCTGCACGACGCTCTATGTCGACCAGGGTGCGGCGGTTGCGGGGGGGAACCAGTCGACTTACATGATTGGAGCCGGATGGGCAGACCTGGGCAACGGCTCGTTTGGGCCAGCTGTCCTGCAGACCCAAGTTCGTCATTTGGAGAGTCGGTATCAGGAGGCTTTCAACTCCAAGTACTCGAGGGCACTCTGCGTATCCGTCGGCCTTACGCGTCCACATGTGGCCAGTGCGCATGGCTCTGCTTTCTTGACGAAGCTGCGGTCGACCACTGCCGGCGGCGAGTGTCCGGAGCGCTACCCGCCGTACATTTGGACGACGATGGCGGGCGACTCCCTGCCCTACCTTCCGGAGGTACCCTCGCCCGACCTAGCCAGCTCAGGCCCGGTGGAGCCCCACTTGGCGGGCAGCGACCAGTTGGTGCATGGGCACGTCGTCTCTGTACCTGGTGGTACGCTGACTAGGCCGCTGTACGTTACGGTCCCCGGCATCGGCGCCGAGGCGGTTGCGAACCTGCCGTACGGCGTGTTCTCCTGCAACGGGAACACCATCGGGCCTCGTACCGCCGGTGTCGCCGCGATGGAGGTTGGCAGCTTCCAGGCTCGCGCCTTCGACGCCGCGGTGCGTGGGCTCCCCCGGTTCGGCACGCTTGACGAGTACTCGCGCACGATGGGCACCTCGCCCTACGCGACCATGATTCGCGACAAGCCGATGGACACGCTCATCGACCTCCCGTTGCTGCGTAGCGCTCACGGGGCGCAGTGTCTGATGACCGTCTGCGTGCCGCAGACCATCCGTGCCAAGGTCGCCCGCTCGCTACCTGTGCCGGTGTCGGGTCTGTCGAATGTGCTCTCGAGCATATTTCGCTGACCTGAGGCAGGTTTGGCTGCGGACTTTCACCGTGTATACCGGCGGTGACGCAACGCGGGTGTCGCTCTACCGCACGCTACGCGACGTTGAGGGGGCAGGAGAGATCTTGCCTTCTCCGGATGTCGCTGGGCGTGAGTGGTTAGCGTATCGGCGCTGTGTAAACAAGGTCCTAGACGCCATGGGGAATGATAAGGTATCAGAGGTGACGAGCGGTTCAATCACCATCAAGAAGGCAGCGTGGTCAGAGGCTTGGTTCGAGGGGCTCCAGCAGAAAGCCCGTCTGACTAAGGAAGTGTGGGGTGGTTTCATGATAGGGTCAGGGGAGGTGCAGAAGCAACTTGCACTTGGATTGGGTCGGGAAGGTGTGTTGGCGCACAAGGATGAAGTTCTTGCCTTGCTCTTAGGGCTTAAGTTCGACGCTATCCCCAACGGGTGGTTGTCCGGGCTGTTCAAGGAGCTCTCTGAGATGGCTAAGAAGTGGGGAGAGATTTTGTGGCCCGAGATCTGGACCGACATGACGTCGTTCGAACTGTTCTTCGGAGCTCCGCCTGTCAAGGACACGGACTTCAGGGAGCAGATCACGGGGTGGGTTGAAACGCCGAAACCTGGCGACGACCCCCGCTCCGATACGCGTCGTGTTGTTGAGGAGGGGCTGCGTGAGGTTGCACGGAAAGAATTCGTGTTTAAGGACCAACTGGGAATCGACGAGTTTCTGCGGTCACCATCAAGGTGGCTCGCAAACGGAGCAACAACGGGGGCACGACTGCCAGGGAGCAAGGGTACCAAGTTTTCTACGTACCTTGCGTCTTCCAGGCCCGAGCTTATCCGTGACCTGTTCTCAACAGCCGAGCCCCAGAACGCAGTCAACCCGAAGCGTGAGCGTGGTAAAACGCGCAACACCGTGTCCAGTGACTTCGATCTCTACTTGCAAATGAAGTATGTGTGTCAGGGTGTGGAGGAGGCGTTGGAGAGTGTGTTCCCTACTACTTTGGGGAAAAAGGTGCAGCAGCTGGAACGGTGGCGTATGTGGCGCAACAAGCTTGGCAATTCGGTCGGAGTCCCGATCGACCAGTCGACTTTTGACCACGTTCCGTGGATGGATTTACTAGTGGCTATGATTCGGCTTCTCGCCGAAGCCGCCCGCAAGAAGTCCCCCGAGCCTGAGGTTCACGCCAGGATCACGGAAATCATCATCATGCGGGTTCGTTCCGCTACCGTGAACTGGGACGGCCATACGTGGAGACATCTGCGCGGTCTTCTCTCTGGTTGGGCCTTAACTTCTGCCCTTGGCACGCTACTCAACTACATCGAGTTCATGGGGATCACAATCGTGACGCGCGGTGTCATGCCGTCCATCGACGAACTGTGTCTTCAGGGCGACGACGACCTCATCTTCGCACACTCGTGGAACTCGGCAGTCACGCTGGTCAAAACCTACATGCGCGTGCTGCCCGTCAACCCCGGAAAGTTCTTCGTGTCTACTCAGCGCACGGAGTTCCTCCGCATGGTCATCACAAAAGATCGGGTGACTGGGTACGCTGCCCGTGCCATTCCGTCTCTGCTCTACGCAAACGCGTGGGCGGGCGGGAAGGTCACGGTGCAGTCTACGGTTTCTGCGTGGTCGCGCCTGGTCCAGCGCGGCTGCCCTCTCGGGCGGGTAAGGGAGCACGCGATCCGCGATGTCTGTGGGTTCACACGAGCCCCCAGGCGGCACATCGAGGACCTGTT